TGGGCGTAGTCCCCGGCGGTGTGCTGTCCGTTGCCCTGCTTGCGAGCCATATCGGCAACCCACGACACCGCACGCCGCGTTAGCTCGCCAATGGAAATGTCGACCTTGACGGTCAGGATGCTGGACGCGCCCTTCGTGTCGCTATTTTCCTCGCGGACAATCTCGCCTGCAGGCTCGACCGTCGCATACCGACTCGAAGCCGGTCCGTAATAGCTAAATGCGTCAAGCGGCATTTCCACCCAATGGAAAGCCCCTTCACCACACCGCACGACCGGAGTGCCGCCATTGTCGTAGGTCTTGCCGAGTTCGTACTGAAACGGCTTGCCGTCAGGCGAGCACGTGAGGTCGCGATTGAAGCCCTTGTAGGCGATGATGGGTGGAAGGGCGTCGGGTGTGGTGGCCGGTGTAGTGGGCTGCTTGTCTTGGGTCGGCTGGGTGGTGCGTCTGGCAGGCATGGTGGGACTCCCCTATCGAGTGGTGATAGTGGGATTATGTGAAAATCACAAATCTTTGTCAATATGGCATTGTGAAAATCGCAAAACTATGGAACAAAAGGAGAATATTCCTACAACGAAAGATGAGGCTCAAAATGAATAATCTTGTATGGTACCCCACCAGCTGGCACATTCAATACACCTTAACGTACGGGGATGGGGGCGGGCGCATGGCTGAAGACGACTACAGAACGCTACGCGAGGTTTCCGTCGCGATGACCGGGTTAAAGGAAAAGATCGGCTCTCATGTAAACGTCGCGACGTGGTTCGCTGGCATCATCCTTTGCGTTGGCGGCTACATTATATACCAAGGCATTGAAATGTCGGGCACACTGAACCGATTGGACGAGCGCACCATCAGTATTCAGAAAGAGATAGCGTCTGTGCAGGCCACCCTACTAAACATACAGACTCATGTTGTTTCGCCCGAAAAGGCGGCCCTGACCGCGCCCATCGTCGATGCGTTTCCTGGGTGGGTGGGTACAAGCGCAAAGGGCGGTGAAAAGGAGATCATCGAGGCGCTTCCCCGCGACGCGAAAGACGGCGCCGAAACATGGATTTTTACGCCGAAGCAATAGACGTTACTGCTTACTCACCTTTCCGGCGACACGCCCGATAATCGTCAGCAGCGCAAGCTCGACAGTTTGCGGCTTGTGCGAGCGGTTGTCGGAGATGATTTCTACCAATTGCGGTTTACTAAACATCACACGCTGTAGACGTTTGATCTGCGGAGGACTTTCCCCATCGCTGATTACATACACCGCATCAATCGTCATTTCGGTCTGCGACAGGTCGACCAAGACCTTATCTCCCGGCTGGTACGTGGGAATCATGGAATCGCCGACAACCGGGAGGACAAGTGAACGGCGCGCTGACACATCCAGCACCGTAGTCAAATACCCATCGGGAAATTTCCATTCGTCAACGACGCGATGGGCCGATATCGCCGTGTCGCCGACCCTAAGATTAATGATTTCTCCAACCAGTCCGTCTCCCGCCCCCACCATAACATCTATCTCTGGAACAGCGCCGTCAACTGTGGGTAAATACTCACCCCCATGGCCATAGCCAGCCTCAGTGCGGCGGAGATATTCTTCCTCTTCGCGGGCTTCATCATCGAGCGATAGACGGCGGGGTTCTTGAATACCACCGTCTTCAGCCATTAGCATCGCTCCGCGCCCGTGCATGAGCCAATCCAAACTTATACCCTTGGCCGCTGCAAACTGCGCCGCCTCCTTAATCTTGAACTCCCGCTTTCGTGAAAGCACGCGATTGGCGGCAGCCGGGTCGACGCCAATGATGCGCCCGAACTCCGACTTGTTAATTTCAAGAAACTTTAACGCCGACTGCAGGCGGTGGATCATGTCATTTTGGCTCATGATCATCTTAAAGCACAAAGATAATTCAGTGTCTTTTGTGATTTTAGCACAAATCGGTTGACACCATTTGTGATTCCGACATATAACCCCAATCAACCACCCGGCGGTCGCCTCCCATGTGCGCCGAAACACAGGGGATCGAAGGTCATGAACGAGATGAGCGGCAAGAGAAGAATCCTCGAAGCCCTGCCGAACCCGCCGTAGGAGCCACAGGAGCGCTCGCGTCTGAAACGACGCGGGCGATTTTTGTGTTCCACGGGCTTCGCCATCGCGCCCTCAAGTCGACGGCAACCGGAGTGAAAACAAATGAACGTTGCGTTGAGAAATCGAGCCGTGCCTGTCGAGGTTGTTAGGCGTCGGACAGTAAGCCCGCGCGCAGCAGCCGAGGTGGCGGCGCCACCAAAGCGCCACACCTACCCTGAGGGACGCGCTCCTTCCGTGCCCAGGACCGTGCCGCTCAAGGGCAGAATCCTTGAGGATGTCCCGCGCTTCCCAGCGGCAACTTCACCCGCACCGCCAGCGCCCGCATCCGGGGACGAGACGCTGCATCAGCGAGTGGGGCGATTAGTGCGCGAAAAGCGCCACGAAGAGGCGGCGCAGCTTGCAAAAAAGCTGATCGATTCTGGAAATGGTCATCAATTTTTCACCTTCACCGGCCCCGCGCTTGAAGACGCGCGCGCATGGTTCAAAGAACAGACAGACCTGGCAAATAACCAGAAGCGCGCGGCGTGGCACGATATAACGCCGGAGCGCGCGCAGGTGCTGTTGGAGGCCAATCCCGAAAACAGGCAGATATCCTCAGGTGGCTTGGCCCAGCGCATGCGCGACATGGCTGACGGCCGATGGGCGGAGAACGGCGAGGCGGTGATCGTCGCAAAAGACGCTCTACTGAACGACGGACAACATCGGTGCTGGGCGTCCCTTCTGATAGGGAAAACCTTTTCGACGAACATGGCGTGGGGCGTGGAGCGGTCCACCAGAACCACTATTGATTTTGGCATCAAGAGGCCGGTCGGCTCCCAACTGGGTATCCGTGGAGAGGCCGCTGGAGCAGCGAAGTCCGCCATCGTTGCCGAGGTTTTCCGCGTATTCTACGGCAGGCCGGCGACCGACTCTGAAAAAGAAGCGTACTATTTCGACAACAAGGAGTCTGTCGACTTTGCTCACAGCGTAACCAACAACCGCATGCCGGCCAGGCATGCGCGAGCGCCTATCGGCGCTGGTCTGTTCTACATGGACGCCATCGGTATCGACCGAGAAGAACTGAACGAGTTCATGGGCATTGTTAGAACCAAACTCGGACACAAGCGCGGCTGTCCCGCTTTTATTTTACGCGAAGAGCTTACCGATGGTCGAGCCAAGCGTACGTCGCGCGAATGGGCGCTCGCCACCGTGCAGCACTTCATTCTGTGGCGCAGCGGGAAGCGTGTCTACAAGCTCACTGTGCCGAAGACCGTCCCGGCAAAGGGCGATTTTTGATGAAAAGCGAACCCGTCCTCATCGACCGCATCCAGGTGGTGAACCGCCTTCGGGGCGATATCCGCGAGGAGACCATTACGCAGATAATGGAATCCATCCCCCGTGTTGGGGGGCTTCTTCACCCCATAGCAATTAGATATGTCGACGGGTTCGCGATTGAGGATGATATTATCGACGGCGTGCCGGTCCTGGTGGCCGGCCGCCATCGCCTTGAGGCCATGCGGCGTCTCGGTAGAAGCCATATTGATTGCTTGATTTTTGAGACCGAGCGCGCGGCCCACCTGTGGGAAATCTCCGAGAACCTGCACAGAAACGACCTGGACCGCCAGCAGCGCGCCATCCACGAAACGGAGTGGATGAAGTGGGCGACGGAGGAGGCGGAAGAAGGCAAGGGTGTACACGGTGAACAGCCTTCTAAGAATTCGCAGCCACACGACAAGGGTCTATCCCTCGCGGCCCGGTCTCTGCCTATCCCAGGCAAGACGGACAACGCGAAGCGCATTCATCTCAGCCGCTCCAAGAAGATTGCCGAAAACACGTCGCCCGAAGCCGCTCAGGCTGTTCGAGACGCCGGTCTCACAAACTCTACAACCGCACTTCTTGAGATCGCCGATACCCCGCCCGAATTGCAGGTCGACAAGGTTAGAGAAATCGTCGCCCGCAAGTCGCAGCCCAAGCCCAAGCCGACACCGAATGCCGACAAGGCACTTTCTGTGATTGAGGCGATGGAAACAATCGCCCAGGGCATCGTAGACGATAACGACTCCATGCCCCCATGGGCGGGGGAGGACGCTGAGTTCGAGGCCATGAAGTCGGCATGGAACGCTGCGCGCAATACGGCCCGGCAACGATTCATAGAGTGGGCCGGCCTAACACCATGACCCACACCATCATCACAGCCCTGATTTGCGCCAACCTTTGCACGCCGACGCAGGTCAGGGTGTGGGACGGCGACAGCATCCGCATCGGCGCCGAAAGCGTGCGCATCGCCAACATCGACGCGCCGGAAATCGACGGCCGGTGTGATTACGAAACCCGGCTGGCACAGCGCGCCAAGGCGCGTCTTGCCGCCATTCTGGCGGGCGGGAAGGTGGTCATCACGCGCCACAAGATCGACAAGTACCGCAGGACGCTCGCGTTTATCACCGTCGACGGCCGTGACGTAGGCGACCAGCTAGTAGCTGCCGGCCTTGCCCGCACATGGACGGGCCGCCGGGAGCCCTGGTGTTAGCCCGGTGGCCCCCACCAACAACCCCAACACCAAAAAAACCGCTTGCATATCTGAATCAAATTACCCGTAATCAAAAATAAGGCCCGCCGACAAGGCCGGCTAAACCCCACCCCCGAACACTAGTTCAAGGCACGACAAATGGCACGTGCAACATGGCGGCCGTCAGCGCCGTCCGGGGCTTATTTGCCCGATTACTACCTCTCAACACCCGGAGCACCGAGGGCCTACTTTGAAAGGCCAAGACGCAGCAGGCCGGGCACCATGACGAAGCGCGTCTGGAACCGCTCATCCGAAGGCGGCTTCTGCTCCACAACATTCAACTACGTCGACGTCACACTTCCGGCAGTTTCGCTTTTGGAGGCAGCATGAGCAACCACGACAAATCCGACAGCAGCCGTGCCGAGGTCGGCACCACGGCATACGACCCGGACAGATATTACGACTACGGCGACTGGGTGGAGTTCAAGCTCAACACCAATGTCTTCGGCATCGTCGTCGGGTCCGACGTGATGGGCCTGCAATACCACGTGCAGCTTGCCGGCAGCGGCGCAATCATGCCGTTCTTCGGGGCGACGCTGGCTCCCATTGACCCTTCCGAGCTTGAGCCTTTCGACGGCGAATCCGCCGCCGGTGACAACGGCGCAGCGGCCAATGACAACGCCAAAAAGACGGGCGGCGAGCTTATCGACTTCACCAAGGCCCGCGATCTGCGCGTCGCAAAAACGCGAGGTGCCGCGTGATGCAGATCGAGCATGGAAAGCACTATCGCACCCGTGACGGGTACCTGGTCGGGCCGATGATCGCTGCCTGCGTCAGGTGGGTTGATGGCTCGCTAGCCGGAGCGTGGGACAACGACGGGGTTTCCGACAACGACCGCCGGCTGGACCTCGTGGCTGAATGGACAGACCCGCCCAAAGCCTGCGCCGCCGCCAAAGTCGATAACCTGCGGGATGAATACGGCCCGTTCGGGGACGACAGCGAGGACGAAGTCGCCATACTGGTCGGCGCCGCTTACGCACGGGGCTTCGCCGCTGGCCGCCAGGCAGCCATTGGAGATGCAGGCTGATGGAACATCTCATCGAGGACGGCGAACCATACGAGCCCCACACATCGCCGCCCTATTGGGTTTTGGGGCTGATAGCGGCCGGCGTCATAGTCGGCCTGTGGGTCGCGCCCTGGATTACGGCGGCCTTCGTGGCCGGCGTGGCAACAGCACTGTGGGCCGGCCGTGACCGCGCCTGACCCGTGGCCGCTCGCCTTCTGGGCGAGCGCAGCAACCATAACAATTCTGATCTTGTGGAAGGTGGTGGCCTGATATGGCGCTAAACTGGAATGACGGATCACCAGAGGAAACGGCCGATACCGAGCCGGCCTTCTGCGTGCTTTATGCCGGCGCAAAAACCGGCAAGACCACGCTGGCGAGCGAGTTTCCCAGCCCGCTTTACGTCCGCACCGGTAAAGGCGAGCGCGCCCCGGCCGGTGTGACCATGAAGTCTTTCGGCGTGTCGGAGTCCTATCAGGACATCCTCGACCAGGCTGACTGGATGCTTCAGACCGAGCACGACCGCAAGACCTTCGTGCTGGATTCCGCGGACGGGCTCGAGCAGAAAATCCACGACAAGGTGTGCGAGGAAGCGAAGGTCGCCAGCATCGAGGACATCCCATACGGCAAGGGATACGCCAAGGCGCTGGAAATCTGGCATGATTTCGTCGGCAAGATGCTCGAACTGAAGGAGGCCGGCTTCTACGTGGTGGTCATTTGCCACGTCAAGGCGAAGACCGTCCCCGGCGTCACGACCGACAGTTACCCGCGCTACATGCCAAACCTGCGCGATGACGCGGTCGGGGTGCTTATCGACGCAGCCGACCTTATCGGCTTCCTGCATCAGGCCGTCAGCATCAAGAAGGAGGACGCGGGCTTCAATAAGCAGAAGACGCGGGGCGTCGGTGGTGGTGAAATCCTGATCGCAGTGCAGGAGCGGCCCGGCTTCATTGCCGGTAATCGCTATGGCATCGAGAAGGGCACGCTGCCATTCAAGCGCGGCGAGGGCTTCAAGGCGCTGGACTTCTACTTCCAGCGCAATGCCGTCGTGGCGGACAACGATAACGACGACGAAGCGGATGCGGCGTGACCTCCATAACCAAGCTCATCGGCGGCGTCTTGCTGCTTGCGGGCGCGCTGCTCATCCTCCCCCTAACCGGCACGCTTTTGGGCGCGTTTACAGGCTGGGTCGTCGGGCTGTTCTTCACCGAAGCCATCCTCAGCTTTCTGCACCGCGCCGGTGTCAACACCATCGGTCTTGAGCTTTGGCAGGTCGGCGCGGCGCTGGGCTTCATGGGAGCATTCTTCCGCGGCGTCACGCACACCAGGACCGCCAAGTCCGCCTAGCCCGGCACCCCACCAGAAAAACAAAAGGACTACAAATGTCAGTTATCGATTTCGACATCAGCCACGACTTTGAATCCACCGACAAGCAGGGCGGGGGCGGCATCATACCGCATATGTACGCGCGGATTTGGGCCGAGGCCATCGACTTCCCGGAAACCAAGGACGGCAAAGGCCGGCAGGCCGCAATCACCTTCGAGGTGCAGGAGCCCGAAGAGTTCAAGGGCCGGAAATTCTGGGCGTACTATACAATGTTGCACGCGGACGAGTTCAAGAACGGCGCGTATCGCTACGGCAAGCCCATGTTCGACCGCTTCTGTCGCGCAGTGCAGGTGATCGTCCAGCGCGGCATGAGCCACGATGAACTGCTCTACAAGTCATTCGTCGCCGAGATCGGCATTCAGGCCGGCCAGCCGAAGAACGACGGCAGCGGCGAATACTACAAGGACAAGAACCAGATCGAGCACTTCTTCTACGAAGACGACAACGCCAAGGAGGAACTGCCGGAGCTTGGTGTCATCGGCGACGGCACGATGCCCGCAAAGGCCGCCAAGCCGGCCAACGACAACCGCCAGGCGACGCAGCCAGCAGCCACGGCACAAGCTGCCACCGGCACGGCAAAGACGCCGTGGGGCTCAAAGCGGGCGGCGTAGCAAGCCCACGCGGGCGGCGTAACTGCCGCCCCAACTTCCCGATTGCAGGAGACAGATATGGAATATGTCTACGACTTTGACGGAGCCATGGAATACCTGAAAACAGGCGGCCTTGGTGAAGTCGCTGGCCTTGCCGACATCGCCCGTCAGATGGGCGAGCCCAAGGTCCAGATGAACACCGACATGGCCGTGGCGCTGTGTGTGCTTGCTGGCGAGGCGATTGGGGCGAAGGAGGCCGCGTGATGGGCTGGCCGGAAGCGTTCTTCTACAGCGTCATGGCCTTGGCGGTCACGGCAGGTTTCCTGGGTTTCTTCTACATCGTAACCCAGGACTAGCAGGCGGGCTTCGGCCCGCCACCTTTCCCAACACGGAGTTATGCCATGCGTGTAGAACGCCATGCATTCGCGCGCCTGCTTGCCGACACCGCCAAGGTCGTCGAGGCGCGCAATACCATCCCCATCCTGACGACGGTTCGTCTCGTCGCGGCCAACAACAGGCTGGCCGTCACGGCGACAGATTTGGACATCGAGGTGTCCGGCAGTATCGACGCCGAAACCGGCCTCGGCGGAGCCGGCGACATCGCCGTCTGCATCGACGCAAAGCTGCTTACCGGCATCGTCAACAAGGTCGCCGGCAGCGAGGTGTCCATCGACGCGGACGCGGGCGGCGGTGTCGTGCTGCGGGCCGGCAAGTCACGCTTCAAGCTTGAGACGCTTCCGGTCGACGACTTCCCGGACATGCAGGCAGGCGATTTGCCGGCTGCATTCGTCATCAACCTGGCGGCGCTGGTGGCGCCGGTGAAGCTCGCGGTGTCTACCGAGGAAGCGCGCTATTATCTCAACGGCGTCTATCTTCGCCCGCAGGACGGCAACATCGTGGCTGTCGCCACGGACGGGCATCGCATGTCGGTGCACAGCGCGCCGCTCGGCGTGGAGTTTCCGGCTGTCATCGTGCCGGCCAAGACGGTCGGCCTTATCCCGTCCGGCGACATCAGGGTCGAGTTGTCGCAGACCAAGATACGCCTCACGTCAGGCGACGTGGTGATTACGTCCAAGCTCGTCGATGGGTCGTTCCCGGATTACGAGCGGGTCATTCCGCAAAACAACGACAAGGTCATTGCCGTTGATGCCGGGAGTCTGCGGGCTGCTGCAAATCGCGTCGTGCTGATTTCCAACGAGCGAGGGAGAGGCGTCAAACTGTCCGCCGCAAACGACTCCATCGACCTGACGGCGCGTGGGGCCGGTGAGGCTTCGGACTCCGTTGCTTGCGAGTATAGCGACGACCCTGTCGATGTTGGCCTCAACGCACAATACCTGTCGGACGTGCTGACGACCATGCCGGACGGTCAGGTGCGCATCGCGCTGGCGGATGCGGGCAGTCCTGTACTGTTTACCAGCCCCGCCAATGACAACCTGCGCGTCGTCGCCATGCCGATGAGGGTGGGGTGATGGACGAGGATGTTTACGACCTGATTTGCTTGGCTTTGAGCGAACTGCGGGCCGGAAATCACGAAGACGCCGATCTGTTGCTGGACCGCGTCGTCAACAGGAAATGGGCGGATATCACCGAGTGCGACGGCCAGTACCGAATGTTTAATCCAGACGCGCCCATCTCCCCCTTCCGCAACTTTCTAGCCAACGCGCTTGGCGTGCAGGTCGCGGTCCACGCGCCTGGCGCGTCAGCATCCATAGGAGCAACAGCATGAGCAAAATCCATATCGAGAGGCTCCAAGACGAGTACAAATGCGAAGCTTGCGGAGTGTCTTACGCAGAAGGCGCTCGTGTTTCCATTGACGGTGAAATCGTTCTTGAGTTGGAGCCGCACGCCCATTGCTACAACGATCAGTCTTACACCCATGACCAGGTGTACTTCCACATTCTGAAGCTTCTTGGTCACTCAGTGGCTTGGGAAGGCGAAAGCAACTCGGAGTCCACCGCCTAAATGCCGACCATCCCCACCGACCTGCCGGCCGAAACGCCGACCATCGCCGCAATCTACGCCGCATACGAGGCCGCACACAGGCACTATGACAGCCTCGGCATCAGCGTGGGTGATGTCGGTACAGAGTGCGACAGAGCCCTTTGGTACGGCTTTCGGTGGGCATCACAACCGGAGCAACTGGACGGCCGCAAATTGCGGCTGTTCGATACCGGCAACCGCGAGGAAGGCAGGCTCGTCGAGGAACTGGAGCGCATCGGCGTCGAGGTCTACGGCCAGCAGGACCGTATCCGGCTCGTAGGCAACCACGTCCGCGGCAAGTGCGACGGCAAGGCAATGGGCGTGCCGGAGGCACCCAAGACCGAGCACCTTCTGGAGTTCAAGTCCACCAATGAAAAGGGCATGAAGGAGCTTCAGAAGCACGACCCGCGCAAGACCTACCCGGAGAAGACCACCATCGCCGGCCAGCCGGTCGGCGGTCAGCAGGGGCGGGGCATCAAGGTCAGCAAGCCGCTGCACTACGGCCAGTGTCAGCTTGGGATGCACGCCTTCGGCCTGACGCGCGCGCTGTACCTGGCCGCGTGTAAAAACACCGACACGCTCTACGCCGAGCGCGTCCACTACGACGCCGATTGGACGCTGCGCGCGCTGGCGCGAGCCGAGCGCATCATCAACGCTGCCGAGCCGCCTTCACGCATTTCGGATAACCCGGAGTTTTTTCAATGCCGATTCTGTCGTCACCGCGACGTCTGCCACGCCGGAGCGATGGCTCGCGTCAGTTGCCGCACATGCTTTCACTCGACGCCGGAAATGCACGGCGACGCCGCGTGGTCGTGCGCCCGCTGGGCGAAGCCAATCGGGACTGACGAGCAGAAAGCATCCTGCCCGGCCCATCTGTTTATTCCCGCACTGGTCCACGGCGAGTTGCTGGAGGTGGACGAGGCCGCGGAGACAATCACCTACCGCATGGCTGACGGCAGCACGTGGGTGGACGGCCGCGCGGATAATATCGAGGTAGCAGCATGACGCCCGCCGAAAGCATGACGCCCGCCGAAAGCATGACGCCCGTCAGCGGCGCCCCCGACAGCGGCCCACCCGCGAACGACAGCCTGCCGGTAGGCGGCACGCCTGCCAACGGCACAGCCGCCCTACCAGCAGACCGCCCCGCGGAGTTTGACCGCCGCGTCATGGCGCACATGCCTATGATAGAGGTCATGTCGCGCAGGTATGTCGATGAGCCAAAGCGCGCCGACTTCATCCAAGAGGCCCTGACCGTCATTTTCGGCAATTGGCAAGGCTTCCGCAACCCTGCCGGCGATTATGCAAATTTCACGACGTGGCTGCGCTGGCAGGTGCGGTCAACCATGACGGTCGAGCGCAGGCGCTGTGGTCGCGAATCCCGACGTCAGAAGAAGTACGGCGCGGACTACTTCTGGCAATTACCCGGCTACTCCGCGCCAAACCAGGAAGACGCCGTAGCCGTAGCCGACGCACTTGGACAGGTGAAGACCGACCGGCTGCGCGGCATTCTTCTGCGCCGCGCCATGGGCGAGGAATTGCACGAGATCAGCGAAGGCATGGGCGTCAACACCAAGCGCGTAAGCCAGCTTGAGAAGAAGGCGCGCGAGCAGGCCACTGCCGAAAAGCCACGGTGGCGTGTGGGCGAAAGGGTGGCCGGTTGATGTTGGAGCTTCGACCATACCAGCGTGAGGCAATCGAGGCCGTGGACGCCGCCTTCGAGGCCGTCGACTCCACGCTGCTCGTCGCATCGGTTGGCGCGGGCAAGACACTCATGCAGGCGGGCTTTATTCAGCGTGTAATCGGCAAGTTCCCGAAAGCAAGGTTTGTTTGCGCCGTGCACACCAGAGAGCTTGTGCGCCAAAACTTCGAGGCACTGCTCCGTGTCTGGCCCTTCTGCCCAGCAGGCATCAACAGTGCCGCGCTCGGCCGGCGCGACACGCATTCGCAAGTCCTGTTTTGCTCAATCCAGTCTGTCTACAAGGCCGCGAAGAAAATTGGATGGTGCGACTGTCTTATCGTCGATGAGGCGCACCTGATCAGCCCCAAGGGCACGACCATGTACAGGCAGTTCATCGAAGAACTGCGCGCCATAAATCCAGACATGCGCATCCTTGGCATGTCGGGCACGCCGTACCGTTTGGATACCGGCCTGCTTACCGAAGGCGGCGATGCACTGTTTCAGTCGGTCGCTTACGAGATTGGCGTGGCGCAGCTAATAGACGAGGGCTACCTGACCCGCCCCATAAGCAAAGGCACCGCCACAACCCTCGACGTTTCAGGGGTGCATCTTCGTGGTGGCGATTACATAGCTGGCGAACTGGAGCGAGCCGTAAACAAAACCGAAATCACCGAGGCTGCCGTCAATGAGATTATCCAGTACGGCAACGGCAGGCGGGCGTGGATTGTTTTCGCAGCCGGCGTCGACCATGCAACGGAAATCCGCGACGCCATGCGAAGGCACGGCGTGTCCTGCGAAATGGTTGAGGGCAATACCCACGCCGCGGAGCGCAATCGTATTATCCAGGACTACAAGGCCGGGCACATTCGCTGCCTGACGAATGTCAACGTTCTGTCCATCGGCTTTGACTACCCGGGCATCGATCTGGTCGCGCTAATGAGGCCAACTCAAAGCCCAGCCCTCTACATACAACAAGTTGGGAGGGGTCTGCGCCTATCGCCGGGGAAAAGCGACTGCCTTATCCTTGATTTCGCCCGCGTTGTCTCGACGTTGGGGCCAATCGATGCAGTTCGCATAAAAAAGCCCGGCACGGGCGAGGGCGACGCCCCCATCCGAGTTTGCCCCGAATGCCAGAGTATCAATCACGCATCTGCGCGGACATGCGTCGATTGCGGCCACGAGTTTCCTGAACCGGAAGTCAAGGTCCATGCCACCGCAGCAGACGCGCCCGTACTAAGCACGGAAGCGGCCACGTGGCGGCCCGTCTCCTCCCGCAACTTCTACCTGCACCAGAAGACCGGTAAGCCGGACGGCATCAAGGTTGTTTACCTCTGCGGTGTTACCGGCATCAATGAGTGGTTGGGACCGGCACATACCGGGTACTTCAAGACCAAAACAAACAAGTGGTGGCTGACGCACGGTGGGCAGCGCCCCTTTCCGACGACTGCAATGGAGTTTTTGGAGCGGCAAAGAGAGCTTTTGCCCACGGCGGAAATCAAGGTCGCCCCCAACCAAACCAACCCCCGATATTGGGACGTGAAAGACACCCGCGCGTCCTCCGCTCACAACCCGTTGCCTGCATGCAACGCCAACACCCCGGAACCAGATTGGATGAAGGAACTAGACGATGCAATTCCGTTCTGACCACCACACACTGCCCACGCCCGCCGCCATTGTCAGCGCTGACGCAATGAAGGCCCTGCGTGATGCCGGCTGGATCATCGTACGCAATGACGCCATCGCGCTGGCGCAGGCCATGGAGCGCGAGGCGTGCCGGTGGGAGGCGGCACAGAAGCGCGCCGCATAGGCGTCCAGATATGACACGCAAATTGGCAGCGGCAAGGCCGCTGGTTGGGAGTAGCAGAAAATGACAAGCAACAAGATCGGCCACAATGGCGGTCCGGAACTCGACCCTTACGAGACAATCCGCACCGAAATTGAAGACCTTTACGGAGAGGCGAAAAATTGGGCGGACGGAGATCCCATCGGCAACCAGCAGCAGCACGACGAAATAGAAAAGCTGTACGACCTACTGCATGAGGCCGGGAAGCGTGCCGACGAGGCCCGCAAAGAGGAAGCCCGCCCGCATGACGAAGCCAAGGCCGCCATTCAGGAAAAATACAATCTCCTGATTGGCAACACCAAGTCCGTGAAGGGCAAGGTTGTGCTTGGCAAGGAGGCGCTTGGCGCGCTGCTGACACCTTGGCGGAACAAGATAGCAGCCGAGAAGGAGGCCACAGCCAGAGCCGCCAGAGAAGAAGCCGACCGCATCGCGCGCGAGGCGCAGGCAGCCATGCAGGCGAGCCGCGGCGACTTGGAAGCGCGAGAGCGAGCCGAGGAACTGGCGCACGCCGCAAAGCAGCAGGAGCGCTTTGCAAAGCGGGCGGACCGCGCAGCCACGACTGGCACAGGGCTCCGGTCGTACTGGATTGCCGATCTGGTAAACGCCGAGATTGCGCTGGATTGGGCTTATGGCCGAGCGCCGGGGCGGTTTACCGAGTTGGTGCAGCAGATGGCGAATGAGGCCGTGCGCGGTGGATCGCGCAGCGTGCCGGGATTCAGGGTGTGGGAAGACAGGAGGGCTGCGTGATGGACTCAAGAGACATAGCGCGGCTGATCGATAACGCCGCTACCGCCAGCCAATGCGACTTTGACGACGTCACCCGCGAAGCCATCAAGCTGAACATAGTCGACAAGCTCCTCGACCATGCCCGCGCCGAATACCAGCGAGGCAGGCTGGATGGACTCGACGCCGTTACTTTCACGGATAGTGATGGCGCCATCTACAACAGTTTTCGTGAAGGCTACGATCTTCGGGAGGTCTTGCAGTGACCATAAATGTTATACAAACTTCGGACAGCACCCACAGCACGCACACCCACAACACCTCGCACGGCCCAGACGCCTTCCGCAACGTGTTTGCGATTCTGCACAATCTCGAAACCAGCGACCTGCCGTTCATGACGGCAGAGCAGCGCCTTGCGTTCTTCAACGACCCGTGTGTTGCGATACTGCGGCTCGACGACGCCAATCTGGACGCACTTTACGCGCTGGTGCAGTCGAAGCAGCCGGCGCGGTATAGGGAGGCGGCGTAATGGGCAAATGGCGCGACAGATACGAGGCAGAAGAACAGGCTTGGATGGTCTTGAAAGACCAGTACAGCGAAGTCGCTCNNNNCCTCGGTTTTGAGGGCGATGCCTGGTTCGGCGACCCGCTCGCCTGCCATGACGAAATCGTGGCGCGGGCTAAGGAACTGGCACGGTACAGGGAGCCTGAGCAGGCTGTAGATACGGCGCGGAGGCTGGCAGCGGCATGACCCTACCCACAACACCCGGCGGCTGGGGCGCCATCCTCTGCGATGCCCCTTGGTCCTTCCGAACCTACGCCAACGACAACATTGCGCCAGCTCGCGGTCAGCAGCCGTACAGCGTCATGTCTCTGGCCGACATCGCTGCGCTGCCAGTCGGCGCCGTCGCCGCCCGCAACAGTCTGCTTTTCATGTGGACTGTTTCGCATTTGCAGCGAGAAGCGTTCGACGTCGCCGAGGCTTGGGGCTTCAAGCCCGTTAGTATTGCCTTTGTCTGGGACAAGGGGCACATGGGTATGGGCTACTGGACACGACAGGAGACTGAAATCTGTCACCTGTTCAAGCGCGGTAAGCCGCGCCGGTTATCGAAGGGTGTGCGGTCGCTTATCCGCGCTCCCAGGCGCGAGCACAGCCGCAAGCCCGATGAGCAGTACGAGCGCATCGAGCGGCTTGTCGACGGGCCGTATCTCGAATTGTTCGCCAGGCAGGCTTGGCCGGGATGGACTGTGTGGGGTGCGGAAACCGGGAAGTTCCAAACACATTCGCAAAAGTTGGCTAGCAACTGCAACCCGCTCAGCCTCCTCGATGCCGCCTAGAAAAATAGTGAAAAATCGCTACAATACCCTTGGCAGACTAGCGAAAAATCACTACATAAGGTGTGTGATGGACAACAACGAATTTCGAGCCATCCGTGCGCGATTGGGGCTTACCCAAGTGCAATTAGCGTCCGTCTTGGGATACCCGCGAGCAACGCAGGTATCCGAGATTGAGCGACCTACAAACCCTAGGCCGGTGCCGCGCCATGTCGGCATGCTTATGAGGGCATATGACAATGGATACAGACCAGACGAGTGGCCAGACTAAGACCTGCACCAAGTGCAAGGAGGTCAAGGATACGACGCAATTTTACGCCAGCAGCGGAACACGCGACAAGCTAAATATTTATTGCATCTCTTGCTGTAGGATCAAAAAGAGAGCCTACCTTGGTAAGCGGCCGAAAAAAATACGGCAAAGTAAATGGACTTACGAATTGCTTATGGAGGCCGCTAAGCAATTTAACTCAAGGGTGGCATTTAGAAACGGCGCTGTCGCTGCTGCCGCCGCTGCAACCCGGAGCGAGTGGGGGTTCTATCACTTCTGCGAGCATATGACTGGCGGAGAAAGAAGATGGACTTATGAAAAAATCCTACACGAGGCATTGAAATATAAAACAAAACGTGAATTTAGGGAAGCAGATAGGGGCGCGTACGCAGCAGCCGAGAGAACTGGTCGCATGTCAGAACTATGCGCGCATATGAAGCGGTCAGTAGTCAAGAGAATGCGGTATATTTATAGAATATCGGATGACGTACGTAAAATTGGATATGTCGGCTTAGCCGTCCGCCCGGCGGAGCGATATAGGCGGCATCGCCGTAGCGGCACAAGGTCGGTTAGGGATCTTATTGCTGGTCCACATGCGTTCGAGGTTATTCACGGCCCAGTAGAAGAGAGTGAGGCACAGGCACTTGAGGCGATGGAAATAAAAAGACTTCGGGACAGCGGGTACAATGCTCTTAACAAGGTCAAAGCCGGAGGATTGGGGAGCTTGGGCGGAGTAAAATGGAGCAAGGACGCTATCATAGCGGAAGCCCGAAAATACAAAACGAGAAAGGAATTTTCGATAGGCGCGCCCGGAGCGTACGGCGCCGCGGCTCGTTACTTCGGCCTTGACAATATATGTCCATTCTTGCGCCCGGCTCTAAAATCGTGGGACGCCGAATCAATTCGCGTCGAGGCACTTAAGTATAGCACACGTACCGTCTTCGAAAATGCCTGCGGCAGTGCAGTAAACGCCGCAAGGCGCCTTGGAATAATGGATGAAGTTTGCGCGCATATGCCGATTTACAGGGGTGGCGGCAAATACGTCAACAACAATAATAACATCTCGGAGAGAGCGGGATGACAGCAAGCGGAACCTGCCACGTGTGCGGCGTCCAGCAAGGCTGCGGCATCGGTATCGGCTTCACGCACAACCGCGACCGCGACCCGCGTTGGGTCTGTGCCGATTGCAGCCTCATCATCGAGGACATCAAGCGCGTCAAGCGGATGGACGCCTACCAGCTCCGTGCGCTCGACAAGGTCGACGACATAGCCGGCGAGTTCGCGGCCGACCACGGCGCCGACATGGCGGCCATGGACGACGTGACACGCCGCATGCTCTGGAAAACCGTCGTGCAGGGTTATGGCAACGCACTGCGGGCCGCCATTCGCGACAGCGCGCCGTTTTAGGCATCCGCACCCAACACATACCAACAGGAGGCAGCCAACGTGCAGCCTACATCCAGTGCGCCGGTCGAGGCCGGTGCTACCACCCCGCTTTCGGTTGGGGTTGAACTCTACACAGCATCCTCCCTTGACTTGCCCTGGAACAAGCGACCGCGGCACAGATACAAGTGCACCCAAAGCAGCGAAGTTGTCGCGCTCGGGAAGGTGCGGTGCGCCAGCGGCGCGATACAATACAAAGCCTACTACCTGGATTGCGGCGGGCGGGGCTCCGATTTGCCCCACGGCGACGTCAAGCATCTGGATGACTCCCGCATACCATTCATAACAGAGCACGACGTCGTACCGTGCGAGCGCTGCGGGTCGCTGAACGGTTCTGAAGTCCATCATTGGGCGCCGTCTTATCTCTTTGAAGACTCGGAGCGGTGGCCCAAAAGCCATCTCTGCCGTGAGTGTCATATGGAATGGCACCGAGTCGTCACCCCGCATATGTCAGCCACCAGGAGGGTATCATGACTTCCCCGCTTTCGGTTGCCCTGTCTTACGCAAAGCAGGGCATCCCGGTTTTCCCATGTCGCCCGGCCGACGACTTCGATGTAGAGACGGGAGAGGTCCTGTCTGAAAAATCGCCGCTAACGTCCAACGGGTTTCGCGGCTCGACCACGTCAGAGCGCATTATCGGAATCCTTTGGGACAAATACCCCAACGCGCTGATCGGCATTCCGACAGGGGAGCGCAGCGGATTTTGGGTGCTCGATATCGACGTGCCGCCAAAGCATGAAGACGGCCGCCCGTGGCTGCGCGCCATGGAAGAGAATTACGGGCCACTCAAAACGCGATCGGCCGAGACCGGCAGCGGTGGACTCCATTATCTCTTCAAGCATGTCCACGGCATTCGCAACGCAGACATCGCGTCCGGCGTGGAAACCAGAGGGGAGGGCGGGTACTACATTGCGCCGGGCAGCGTCATGGAGGATGGCCGCAACTACAGATGGCTCAACGATGAGCCGATCGCCGACGCTCCCGGCTGGCTGCTTGACCTGCTTCTCAAGCCCAAGCACACGCCCACGCAATTCGCTCAGGACCGGCGGGCCGAAAGCGCCACGGCAGCCGAGATCGACGAAATGCTGTCTTATGTCAGCCCGGACTGTGCCTATCAGGATTGGATAGCGGCCCTTATGGCCGTCCACTCGGCGTTAGGTGCCGACGGACTGTCCGTGGCCGACTCGTGGAGTTCGCGCGGGAAGAAGTACAAGCCGGGAGAGGTTGCCAAGAAGTGGAAGGGATTCGCATCGACCGGCGGCGTCAATCTCGGCTCCCTGGCAGAACTCGCCCGGCAGGGCGGGGCCGACCTTTCCGCCATTTCGCGCAAGCACCGGCCGGTGGAGCAGGACGCCTATAGTTCAGATATAGGTCTCTTGCAGGAAATGGTGGAGCGCGCGGTAGCGGCGGGCAAGGACGGCAGGAAAGGTGAGCCGCCGGCCATCGCGCCGATCGAACTGTCCGAAGACGCCGTTGTCGCTCACGCGGCAGGGGGAGGGGACGCCACTATTGTCCCGTTCAAAACGACCGGAACGCTCACGGATGTTCCGGGCCTGGTGGGCGATATCGTCAAGTGGCTAAACGATACCGCACGCAATCCATCTCCACTTCTTAACCTCGGCGCGGCGCTGGCCTATGTGGGCGCGCTCGCCGGCCGACGGTACGAAGGCCCGACCGGACTGCGAACAAACGTCTATATCGTGGGGTTGGCCCCGTCCGGTTTCGGTAAGGAGCACCCCCGCGCAGCCATCAAGTCGTTGGCAGGGGCGAGCGAAACCCTCAAGAAATTCTTCGGCGGTAACAAGATAGCGTCGTCGTCAGGCTTGCGCAATCGCGTAAAGGCCAACCCGACGCTTGTCTACATGATCGACGAGTTTGGCGGCTTCATGCGCAAGGTCACGTCGCCCAAGTCCGGTAACCATGAAAAAGAGATTGCGGAAGACCTGCTGGAAATGACGGGCACGGCTGCGTCTGTCTTTATGGGCGCGGACTACGCACAAAACCTGGCGGAGCCGATCTACAACCCGAATGTGTGCATCTTTGGTACATCGACCCCCGACGCCTTTTGGAAGGCGCTGGGGAGCGGGTCCATAATGGACGGATTCCTGCCGCGCTTTATCGTGCTGGATGCGGGGACAAGCCGCCCAAAGCCGCGGCACCCGCCCAGAAAGACCAGCCTACCGCCAAGAGACCTCAAGCAGCGGGTTCAGGCTCTCGTAAACCACAGAAACGGCGGTGACCTGAATGGGATGCTGTCGGACGGGACCAAGAGCATCGTCCCCGTCCCCGTAGTTTGGGGAAAGGGCGCGCAGAAGGTGTTCGATGCGTTTGTGAATGAGATGTTCGCGATCATGGACGATGCGGACACCGATCACGAGCCTGTGTATGCCCGCGTCGCCGAGAATGCCATGCGCATAGCCACCATCGTGGCTGTCGGCGTTGACCCCGAAAGGCCGGAGTTAACAGCCGACATCATGCAATGGGCGTCCGACGTATCCAGGCAGTCCTGCAAAATGCTTCTGGAGCAAGCCGAGCGCTACGTGGCCGACAACGACAGGCAGGCCGAATACAAGCTTGTGAGGGCCATCGTGGGCGAAGGAAAGCGGGGAGGCATGCCGCGGTCGTACTTGCTTAAACGGCTCAATGGGCGGCTGGACAAGCGACGCGGTGAGGACGTTATCAACCTTCTGATTGACGCGGAAGAGATCGTCGACGTCCATGTGACGCCCCCCAAAGGCGGCAGGAAGAGCAGCATATTGTACCTGTCGAAATATGCTCCGACGCCAATGGAAGGCGACAAAGAGGTCGCCTGAAAACGGGCAGTCGATCGGAAATCGATCGGAAAAAAATAGGCCGAAAAATTTCCGATCGACCCGAAAATGAGGTCGATCGGAAAAACTCATTTCCGATCGACCTCAAAAACACCATTGATTTCATTGAGTTTTTAGCGATCGGAAATGACGTTTTTCCGATCGGTTTCGCGAATAACTCAATAATATCAACTACTTATTCTTCTATATATGTC